GTGTCAGGCCGTCCTTTATCCCAACGCAGGCGTTCAAACTGCAGCCATTGCATATGGCCACAATGCGGGCAGGGCACGAAGTACCGGCGCTGATCGCTGGCCTCGTATTCGCGCTCGATCCGGCTGATGCCCCGGATCGTCGGGGTCGAGACCATGAACACCTTGCGCCGATGCGAGAAGGTGGTGGTCCGGGCCTCGGCCAGTGTGACCGGATCGCCTTCCTCGTCGGCAGAGGCCGGATAGGCGTCGACCTCGTCGAGAAAGATGTAGCGCGCAGGCATCGACCGCAGGCCTGTGGCCGAGTTGGCCCCGGTCAGCACCAGAATGCCACCTTTAAATTCCTTCGACAGCATCGAATTGCCCGCGTCGCGCGACCGGGCCGGGTTGACTAGCGCACGCAGCACCGGGCTTTCCGAGATCAAGGGGTCCAGCCGCCCGCGCGATGTGCGTTTCGCCATTTCCACCGTCGGCAGGACTGCCAGCATCGGCCCCGGCGCGTGGTGAATGACAAAGCCGATCCAGTTGTTGCCGGCCTCGGTCGCCCCGACCTGTGCTGCTTTCATGAACGAGATGCGCTGCGCCGGGTGGCGGGGCGACAGCGCATCCATGATCTCGCGCAGGTAAGGCGTGCGGGACGTGCGATATTGGCCCGGCTCCGCGCTGGCCCGCGACGATAGCTTGCGGTGCTGATCGGCCCATTCCGACACCGTCAGGTCCGGATCAGGCCGCATCCCACGACGCCAGTTGCGCAGCAGATCCTCAGCGCCGTCAAAACCGAGGTCGAGATCGGTGCTCAGTTCGCCAGTATTATCCGAGGTTGACGCGAAGATCGGCGAGGGCTTCGAGGTGCTGTCTGACATGGGTTTCCAGCACCCTCTGCAGGATCGCGGCCTCGATGATCACCGGTCGCACCGGTTTGCCGGATTGTTTTTCCACCTCCGCGGTTATTTCGGCCGCCATCAGTGCTGACACGCGGGCAGGCCAGGTGACCCATGTGTCGCGTTCCTGCCGCGCAAGACGAAACACCAGCGCTTCGGCCCGGGCGCGGTCAACCAGTGTGCCCTTCTTCTTCTGGATGCCAAGCTGCTTGTCCTGCGCCTGGTAGACGGTCAGCGCGGTGCGGGCCTTCAGATACGAAGAACTGTCGGCAGGCCCGGAAAACCCGCTATCGCCGCCGGTGCTGCGGCGCTGCTGGTCAGGATCAGTCATGTCGGCCCGGCGCACATCGGACGCCGCCGCGTTGATCGACTCGTCGCTGTAAACCACCAAGCGGCTGGCCTTGCGTGCCTTCTGGATCGCCCCGCGCGAGAGGCCAGAATGGGCGGAATACTCGCGTTCGGACATACCTTCCATGGCGATTTGAATAACCTCAAGATATTGGACTTAAACGGAAATAACGATCTTATTCAGTTGATTACACTCCGCGATAGAGCGATTCTCGGATCAGGAAACCACCCCCGGATCGGAGACCAGATCATGACCCAAGCAACCAAAGCCAAACCCGCCGCCGCGCCCGAGGCGCTGATCCTCGACATTGCGACCAGGCACTTCTTTGTCGAGACGCTGGAAACCCGAAACCGGGACCGGCTGGATTTCCACGATGTCGCCGTCTGGGCCATGCGCGCTGCGCTGAATGAAGCCTACGCCGCAGGTCTTGCCGCCGCTGCCAAGCGCTGAAGGAGCACAGGGAAATGACCATGGCCACAACCACCATTCGCATCGACATCGCCACGCTGCCCGACCACCTCGACCGCAGCCGCTTGAACAGCGTCGCCGCAAGTATCGAGGACGCGCTAAAAGAAGCGGGCGTCCGGGCTGACTGCTCGGACCTCTTCTCGCACATCAAGATCGACCTGCCGACCGCGCAACTGGCCACTGCCAGCGCCGTGCTGGTCGAGCTTCAGCTGATCTGAGGCGGGCAGATGAGCACGCGCGCGCAGATTGCCATCCAGACCGGCCCCGACGAATGGGCTCATGTTTACGTCCATTTCGACGGCTATCCCGCCCATATGCTGCCCGCGCTGGCGCGCTGGCAGCCCGAGGACATCCTCGCCGCGGGCGAGATCCGGCAGGTCACGGCCGACGCGCTGGATTGCTTCAGCCCGCCGCGCGATCCCCGCATCCTGCCGCGCCCGACGCAGGAGTTTGCGCACCTTTACATGTGGATCGGCTGCCAGTGGGTGGCGGTCGTGCCGCAGCCGGATGCTGATCGGCCAATGCCGGAGCAGCACGGAGAGTAATCATAAAGCAATGATATTACTTGTTATAACCTACACTAAACACCCCGTCAGAGCGATGGTGATTACACGAAAACGATGCAACTCAGCCCGGAGACCACGCCATGACCACCCGCCGCGCCACCGCCTCGAACGAAAAAGCCCTAGACTCCTTCCTCGCCACCAAAGCCCGGATCGACCAGATGCTGGCCCGCATTCAGGCCCTCAGCGACGACCATTTCAACACCGACCCCGACGCGGTCCACTGGGGCGACGTTGGCACCCTCAACCACTATTCCAGCCTGCTGCGCCAGATCACCGACATCGCCTTCAAGGAGGGCGAACATGCCGCTTGACCCCGCCCAGCGCCACCAGATCGAACAGGACGCGATCACTACCGCTTGGGAGGCCGAACGCCTAGTTGCCTGCGACGACGCCATCGCCCTGCTGCGCGAGATCGCCGATCTGGAACGCGACGACGATGGTGACGTGATCATCGGCGCGGATGCCGACGGCCACAACGACCTGATGTCGCGCATCACCGCCTTCCTTGCCACGCACGACCAATAGGAGGATTCCGCCATGACCAAGCTGACCGAAACCCAGACCATCATCCTCAGCGCCGGGGCCCAGCGCCCCGACCACATCGCCCTGCCGCTGCCCAAGGGGCTGGCCGGTGCGGCAGCGAAGATGGCCGTCACCAAAATGATCGCACACGGTTGGCTGCAGGAGGTCGACGCCAATCTGCGCCGGAACGAACCGCTCTGGCGCGAAACTGGCGATGGCCATGGCACGACGCTGGTGGTCACCGACGCCGGTCTGCTGGCCATCGGGATTGAGCCGGTGGTGGTGAAGATCGTGGTCGCGATCCGGGAGCATGCAGCCAAAGCTGCGGCCCCCAAGCCGCCGACCCAGCGCGCCGGAACCAAGCAGGCACAGATTATCGCCTTGCTGCAGCGCCCCGAGGGCGCGTCCATCGCCGAAATCGTTGCGGCGACGGCGTGGCAGGCTCATTCGGCCAGAGGTGTGATCTCGGGAGTGCTGAAGAAAAAGCTGGGCTTGATGGTCCGCTCGACCAAGGAAGACGACAGAGGGTCGGTGTATCGGATCGGTTGACGACGAAGGAAGCCAATGTTTCGAATACTGCGATCTGCCTGAAGGGTCGGAGGCGAATGAGATAAAATCCCAGAGCTGGAGCCGCGCAGTTTTTCGGCCTATGGATGGCAGACGAAATCCGGCATATTTGCCGGATCATCTTCTGACATTGGACCCGCAGTATGATCAGCTACGTCACCGTCGGTGCCGACGACATCCCGCTCGCTAGGCAGTTTTATTCTTCGTTCCTGCTCGCCCTCGGCTACGAATTGGAAGAAGGTCCAGAAGGTCTGAGCTACCAACTCCCCGAGCGTCCCGGTGAAAGTGTCATTTTGCCTGCGTTTTACGTCAAACCGCCCTTCGACGGGCGCCCTGCATCGGTCGGCAACGGTACGATGGTCGCATTCGAGGCGCGAAGCCAGCAAGAAGTCCGCGATCTCCATGCCGCCGCACTCGCCGCCAGCGGCCTAAACGAGGGCCAGCCGGGCTTTCGTGATGCGTATGGCCCTCATTTCTATGTGGGCTATCTTCGTGACCCACAAGGCAACAAGATCGCGCTTTTTTCAAACAATCCGGACGAGCCAAGACGAGACGGCTAAGCCGCCATCGGCGCAACTATGATGGAGGCCTGCTCCTTGTGCATGGCAGACAATGGCGAGCTAGGCGGCGTCACTTTGTAGCGATCATGGCCGTTCTCCCCGTCGCCATCTCCCACCGCCGCACAGCAACGTCGCAATAGACCGGGTCCAGTTCCGTCGCGAAACACCGCCGCCCGGCGCGCTCGGCGGCGACGATCTGGGTGCCCGAGCCACAGAACGGCTCATAGATCAGGTCGCCCGGGTCTGAAAACGCTGTCAGCACCGCCTCAACCAGCGCCACCGGGAACACTGCCGGGTGCGATCCGGCAGCGCCCAACCCGCCCTTATGCCGCATGATGCGGAACACTGAGTCCGGGATGCGGTGGCTCTGGATCGCATTGCCGGTGCCGGTCTTGGCGTGGACGGTGCCGTCGGCCCTGCGCAGCCCACCGCCGCCGAGGGTTTCGCCCGCGTGTTTGGACGGCACGGTCTTGTGCGGTTTGCGGGGTGCGCGGTTGAAGTGGAAAATGAACTCGTGCGACGGGGCCAGGCGGCCGTTCCAGTCGCCCGGCAAGCCCGGCCCCTGATCCCAGACATACCAGCCAAAGCGTCGCCAGCCAGAGGTGCGCATCCATTCGACCCATCCTTCCCAATAGGGCTGCCACTCACTGTCGCGATGCACGAGACCGAGGTTGACCAGCAGCTGC